ATGGACACGCACGAGAGGCTCCGGCAGCTCTTAAACGAGCGCGGGTGGACTGAGTATAGGCTGGCAAAGAACTGTGGCTTATCCGAGTCCACGATTGCGAATATTTATAGGAGGAATACAGTCCCCTCCCTCGCAACGCTGGAAGCAATCTGTAAGGGATTCGGCATCACGATGGCACAGTTCTTTGCCGAGGGCGAGATGGTTGAAATCAGCCCAGAACTAAAAGAGCTGTTTGAAAACTGGGTCAACCTCACGCCGGAACAAAAGAAAGCGGCGAACCAGATGCTGAAAGCCATGAATAAGGACAAGTAAATCACCGATGTTGAAATAAGGAGCTGAAAGGCTTCTTATTTTTTGCTCCCGATACCGTTAACCTGAGCGATATATACCATTTAAGTTAACGGTTTTCATATTTTCACGATATAATAGAATTCGCCGGCTCCGAGCTGCGGTGTGGGCTTATCTGCCCACATAATCTGCGGCAGGAGGAGGTGAACCTATGAAGATAACGAAGAAACAACCACTTCGACCTCGCGGTCGCAGCGAGGATAAAAGGCAGTCCACCAAGAACGTCATCCGTGACGCATACATTAATGGTCCGCAAAAGGAGGTACAGATCATTCCTGCAAAAAGGGATATGGAAGCGGAAACCGAAAAGAAAAAACTTCGTGTGTGTGCGTACTGCCGTGTCAGCACGGATGAGGACACCCAGGCAAGCAGTTACGAGCTTCAAGTGCAAAACTATACCCGTATGATCCGGGAGAATCCGGAATGGGAGTTTGCCGGTATTTTCGCCGATGAGGGCATTTCCGGTACTTCTGTTCTGCACCGTGAGCACTTTCTCGAAATGATCGAGAAATGCAAAGCGGGAGAGATTGACCTTATCATCACGAAGCAGGTCAGCCGTTTTGCCAGAAATGTGCTGGACAGTCTGAACTACATTTTCATGCTGCGAAAGCTCGACCCGCCTGTGGGCGTGTACTTTGAGACCGAGAAGCTCAACACGCTGGATAAGAGCAGCGATATGGTCATCACCGTATTGAGCCTCGTGGCGCAAAGTGAGTCCGAACAAAAATCCAACAGTCTGAAATGGTCATTCAAGCGCAGAAGAGCTCAGGGGCTTGGAATCTACCCCAGTTGGGCTCTGCTCGGCTATCGGCTGGATGATGAAAAGAACTGGGAAATCGTAGAGGACGAAGCGGATATTGTCAGAACCATATACAGTCTTTACCTGGACGGCTATTCATCCACGCAAATAGCAGACTTGCTGACGAAAAGCGGCATTCCTACTGTAAAAGGTCTATCGGTTTGGAGCTCCGGCAGTGTCCTTGGCATCCTTAAAAACGAGAAATTCTGTGGAGACGCCTTGTGTCAAAAAACAGTTACGATAGACTTTTTCACGCATAAGAGTGTAAAGAACAACGGCATAGAACCGCAGTATTTCGTTGAGGGGCATCATATCCCCATCATCGAGAAGACCGATTGGCTGTTGGCACAGCAGATCCGCAAAGAACGACGGTATCGGAAACGGCGCAGCACCCACCGAAAGCCACGCATCGTGGTCAAGGGAGCACTGTCTGGCTTCATGATCGTCGATTCATCGTGGGACGAGGAGTATGTGGACAATCTGCTTACCCACGCAACCAAAAAACCAGAACCCACCTCGGCCGTTGCCGAGGAGGACGAAAACTTTATTGTAATTGAGAAGGAGTAACTACCATGTTTGAGAAATTTTCTGTCATCGATCTTATTAAAACCCGTTCCGCCTCTGTCTGCACTTTCACAGGCAATGTTGTGAAGTTCAATGTGCAGACCGCACAGGAGCTCCGCTTCCCGGAGTACATCCAGTTCCTGATCGAGCCGAAGTCGAAGCAGTTTGCCATCCGTGCCTGCAAGGAGGACGCTCCGAATGCCGTGCGCTTCTCCAAGCCGGAGGGCGAGCAGAAAGCGCAGATCAAAATCAGCAACGCCACGGTTGTGGATATGGTCAGAAAGTTGATGGACTGGAATGCCGAGGATAACTGGAATGTCCCCGGTATTTACTTTGCCGAAGAGCAGGGCATCATGTATGCGCTGGAATCAGCATACGCACCCAGGGCGAAAGGTGGCTGGGCGGCTCGTCGTGAGCGTGAAGCTGCAGCAGCTCTCGCCGAAAGTTCCATAGATAGTGAGGAGGTCAATTACTAAGTGAAAGATGCCGGACTGCCCATGTTTTTGGTGTCAGTCCGGCATCGTATTAGTTCTCGTCGACTTTGTCATTTTCGGTCATAGAGAGGTCTGTGTAGCAGTCCTTACTCTTGAAGCAACGTCTCAGATAATCGTGTCCGCCATCAACTGCACACGCCCCACAACTACAAGTCACATCTGAACAGTATTCGATCATAAGGGATAAAGTCCAGTGTCACCTCTGGCGGGAGATGGTTTTTACAGACTGTAGCAATATGTAAAAGTTGCTCACGCATTTCAGCAGCCATGGTATTAAGGCTATCATACGCTACCGCTTCATAGTCCTTGTCCTTATGAGCATAATTTTTATCTCGCTGATAGTACACTTCTGTAACAATCGAATCCTTACTGCGGATAGCTTGCTTTTCCTTTTTTGATAGATACACATTATCCAAGAGGACACAGCAACATATATAAAAAGTTTGCCTGTTACTGTTCACGTAAGCCCGGACAGGGATGTGCTCCAGCTCTGGTAAAACGTCAGCAATATACATTATGCTATCCACGCTTTTTTTGGCATCCAGCAAATAGCGTGCCAGTTCCCATTTCGTCATGTTTCATACCCCCTCTCTTTCTGCACGAGTACACAGCTTTCCAAGTTGTCGGCTGAGTTTTTTATGTTCTCCTCATCGCCTCTCTACAAACCATCGTCCGATGTTGTTTCCGGTAAGGTCTGCGCTGCGCTCGAAAAACAGATAACTCTGGTGACCGCCAATCCATATCGTATAGCGGTCGCCCTGGCCTCCGGCTTTCAGCGCAGGAGCTTGACGGATATCGGATACACGGTCTATCTCATATTTCTCGCCGTCCTCCCAAGTGATGATCCTTGGAAACATCGTGCCGTCCGCTGCAAAATCTGCTTTGACGGCTACATACACTTTCGGCGGCTTAGTCGCAGTAGCAGTCTGCATCATCCGGCACCTCCATATTGGCGAGAAAATTATTCTGCGCCGTTATCGGCGGCTCTATCAGCTTGTATCCCTTCCACTTCATTACCCTGAACTTAAAGTCGAGCAGCTCAATGGGAACCAGAAGTTTGGCAGCCGCCGAGAAAAATGTTGTATCTCTGTTTAGTGTATCAAGAACCTTTTCGTCATCCAGAAGATATTCTGCGGCGAAGAGGTTCGCTTCTTTTTCTGTAAGAGAGCTCTCGTCAAAGAGCCCTATATCGTGAAATGCCTTGACGCCCGATTTGCGATGAAGTACTGCGTGCCCAAGCTCATGCGAAACGATAATCCTTTGGATAACGACCGGCAGGTCGCAGTTGACGGTAATCGTGCGTATCCGCTTGCTCTCAAGATAGAACCCCTTGATGGCGTCGGGGTCTGTTCCGAGCGGCTGATAGAGCAATTTGATACCCATATCTGCGCACAGGCGAAACGGATCACGCTCACAGTACTTTCTCTGCAAAGACTCAACTGCCTCGCACACATCTGCGTATGACATTGCCACACCCCCTTGTATCTGGAAAAGGGTATAAAAATCCCTTTGTGAGTATTATAAACTCAGAACTGTACCATAAGCAGGACAGTATCAAGACTTGCGGCCGAATTTTACCTTTGCTTCTTCTTTGCAGGTCACATAGGCAGTCATGACGGCCTGGAAAAAAGCGTCCTTCTGATCCTGGGACAGTTCACCACCCGCAAACAAAGCGGCGTTGTCACGCAACAGCTCATCCATATCCCGAACGCCTTTTGCCCCATACAGTTCACGAGCCTGCTCGATGTACTCGTCCTTCTCGATATCTTCCAAGGGATTCGTGCAGTCGTCATCTGAAAGATACCTTACGGACACCTTGAGAGCGTGTGCCAATTTTTCTGTGGTAGATTTCCTGGCTCTTGCACCGCCGGACTCATAAGAGGCAATGGTCCGCTGGGATACGCCAACCTCCTGAGCGAGTTCATGCTGCGTCATCTTTGCGACCTCACGGGCTCGTTTAATCTTGTCGGAAAAAGTCATAACCAATCTCCTCCGCTGTAAATTTCGTTCTGTAACTTCATCAACTTCATTGAAGCTATTGACAGGACTTCATTTCGTGGCTATAATCAGAAATGAAGTTTATGAAGTTCTGCAATCATTATATGCGATTTAACTTCATCTTGTCAAGAGGAAATTGTGAAGTTTTTCTGAAATGAGGCGGTCAATATGGAAAGAGCAATTCTTCATAGTGATTTGAACTGCTTTTACGCATCGGTCGAAATGATGCTCGACCCACGGCTTAGAGGCAAAGCAGTAGCGGTATGCGGCTGCACCGAGGATAGGCACGGCATCGTCCTTGCGAAATCCGAAAAAGCAAAACGGGCGGGTGTGAAAACCGGCATGGTCAACTGGGAGGCGCAGCGCTGCTGTAAGGATCTTATTATTGTATCGCCACAGTACGACCAGTACCTCAAGTACTCCAAGCTGACCCAAGCTATCTACCAAAGATACACCGACATGGTGGAGCCTTTCGGTATGGATGAATGCTGGCTTGATGTCACAGGCAGTCGTGCTGTCTGCGGCGATGCTATGAATATAGCCGAGCAGATTCGCCGCTCTGTACGGGAAGAACTTGGCCTGACAGTCAGCATTGGGGTTTCCTTTAATAAGGTGTTCGCCAAACTGGGATCTGATATGAAGAAGCCGGATGCCATCACAGAGATTTCAAGCGACGCTTTCAGAGAAAAAGTGTGGCCACTCCCATGCAGCGATATGATTTACTGCGGCCCAGCCACCACGGCGAAACTTGCGCGGTATGGTGTCCGCTCTATCGGAGATGTTGCCGCTTGTGACCCAGTGTTTCTGAAGGGGCTTCTTGGCGTGAACGGACTTGGCCTGTGGAGCTACGCCAACGGCAGGGACAATTCCAGGGTCATGCACAAGGATTTTGTGTCACCCATCAAATCGGTGGGGCATGGTATAACCTGCATATCCGATTTGGAAAACGAGGATGAAGTACGGAAAGTGATTCTTGCGCTCTCACAGGATATTGGTCATAAACTGCGAGTACATGGTCTTTCAACTCGTACCGTTCAAATCCATGTCCGAGGGAACGACCTCTTCGGTTCGCAATTTCAGTGCAAGCTCCCAATCAAAACACAGCTTCCATCAGAAATCGCTGCCGCCGCTTTCCGCTGCTTTAAGGAGCGATATGCCTGGAGCACTAAAGTTCGAGCGGTGACTGTCCGCGCCATAGAGCTCTCTCCAAAGAGCGATGCGGAGCAGATTTCACTGTTCGACAATGTGCAGCAGCGCATAGCCAAGGAAAAGGTACAGGATGCAGTGGAGGAGATACGAGGTCGCTTCGGCAAAGCCGCTGTCACGTATGCATCTCTGCTTGGCGACTTAAAAATGCCCACAGATGGTCGGGATAAGGTTAAAATGCCGGGTATCATGTATCAATAGCGCAGGTTTTGTAAAAATTTCATCCAAACTACTTGACAAGGTACGGCTCTATGGATATAATATTGTTAGCATAACTGCTAACAAGCGAACAAGCAGCCGTGCTAATTCGATTCACCGTTGTGATGAGAGTTGCCCGTAATTTATGATAAGAGTGCCGAGAAGAAAAACAAATAGGCGAAAATGAATCAATAACAGGGCTTATAATGTAAAGTAGAAAAGGTGAACGACATGAACACACAGTACCAGAATTTTGGAGAGTTCCTGCAAAGGAAACGCACAGAGAAACAAATCACGCTCCGCAAGATGGCGGAAATGATAGGGATTACTGCGCCCTATTTGACCGACATCGAGAAGGATCGCCGCAATCCTCCCGAAATGGAGAAGTTGGAGCTGATTTCCCAAATTCTCATGCTGAACGACGAGGATAAGACTACGATGTACGATCTGGCCGGCAAGAAGAGAAACTCTGTTGCCCCAGACCTGCCTGACTATATCATGGAACACGACTATGTGTCCGCTGCGCTTCGCACGGCACGTGACCTTGATGCAAGCGAGGCTGACTGGTTGAAGTTCGTCGAGGAGCTCCGGCAGCGAAAGGGGTAATTTATAAAGATGTACACTCCCTCTCTTCGAGTGAAGAACAACGGCGTACCGATTTTGAGCAAAGCCGAGATCGATGCCATCGGAGAGCGTTTCGTACAGGATTTTCAGCCGGAAGTCCTGACGAACCCCTCTCCCGTGGACATCGAGGGCTTTATCGAATTCTATCTCGGAATGACGCCGGATTATCAATATCTGTCCCACAATGGCGTGTACCTTGGGATGACTGTTTTTAACGACACCAATAAGGTGCCGGTTTTTGACCCTGCCACAAATCGGGCGGAGTATATCAGTGCCAAGGCCCGTACCGTCATCATCGACAACCGCCTTCTGGATGAGAGCCAACGGCATCGTTACCGCTTTACGCTCGGACATGAGGGTGGGCATGACATCTTCCATTCCGGCTATTTCTCGTATAACCCCGACCAGGTATCCATTTTTGACGATGAGCTCATCGCCCCCATGATACAGTGCCGGGTCGACAATGGCATGACAAATAAATCGGACACTCGCAAATGGGACGACCATGACTGGATGGAATGGCAGGCCAACCATCTGTCCGCTGCCGTTTTGATGCCGAAGTGTTCGGTGGATCTGCTGGCACGATCCTGCAAGGACAAGCTCAAAACTCCTACATCCCGTGCGATACTGATCGCTAAAATGTCTGACTGCTTCGATGTTTCCATCCAGGCGGCGACAAACAGGCTCAAAGACCTCGGTTACATCAAAACCAACGATATGACCGATTATTCCTACGCTTCTGCCATCATGGATTTTGCAGGCGTGGTCGGTTCTTGAGCGTCCATATCGAAAACTACAGCGGGTTTTACCGCCCGCTGTGTTTTTTTACAGCAAGCGTTAGCAAGTTTGCTAACAAGGTAACATTAAGGAGGTGGTGCCTATGACTACTGCAAGAAAGGAGGACCCCGATGGTAGCGTACCGAGATTGTAAAGGACATCTCGTCTGCATGGCGGATGCCCAGACAGGGATCGTTGAGATCCAGCACAAAGACCGTGCGGTAAGAATGACCGTGCCTGTGGGCGACAGCTTCACAGTAACACTGCGAGATACCGAAACGGTTATGACGCGAATCAGCACAAGGGCTTTTCATGTAAAAAGCCATCCCCGTGCTGCGTAAGCACAAAAGAGAATAACAAGTCCGCAGAGCTGCAAGACGGCCAGGATTTAGCCTCCCCTTTATGGGGCGCGCTATGTCCCGGCCGTCTTTTGTTTTTCCCATAAACCCGAAAAACCTTATATACCCATTGGGGCAAGTAGCCCCACCAAATTTAATCTCAAAGCCTTGAGATGCGCATTAGAGGCGGCGGGATACATAGAGAACCGAAAACCCCACCAGGGATTTTTTGAACTCGATGTGCCCACCGTGCTTTGCCATGCCTTCTTGTAGGTTCTGTCTGCCGGTGTTGTCCATCGTGACCACCGGCTCTTTTTGTGTCCCGACCGCTCAGTGCCGTCTCAAGCGGAAAGGACACATTATGAAAATCAAATACGCATTCTTGGACGGAACAGTGACGGAGGTCGAGGTTTCTGACGAAATCGGTGCCGTCATCATCGACAGCCGTAAGGCGGAACACGCGCAGGACGAGCGTCATCGCTACCATTGCTACTCCTACGACGCCATCGACTACGAGGGCGAGGAGTACGGTGCTTGCGACGAATATGCCGTAGAGGATGATTCGGCAGAACAGACCGCTCGTATCCGAGAAGCCTTCTCGCATTTGACTGCCACCCAGCAGCGCCGGCTTCGACTGTACGCAAACGGCAAGACCCTGCGGGAAATCGCTGCCATCGAAGAGGCCAGCTTTCAGTCTGTTTCCGAGTCCATCGAGGCAGGCAGAAAAAAGTTTTTGAAAATTTTCCGCCAGACACCCTGACAAATCCACGATTTTTCTGGGTACACCGGAAGGCAACAAAATACAAGCCCTCCGGAAAGGACGGTAACCCCGTATGAGACACAACTTGAATATCCGTGTTTCAGACAAGCCCAGAAACGGCGGCGTAGTTGCTTGCAGAACGGTCAGCATCCGCGAGAAACTCTTCACCTTGCTTCTGGGTCCCAAGCAGAAGGTCATGGTCGTGGTTCCCGGCAACTCGGTCGAGTCCATTGCCATCACCGAAGTTCCGATGGGAGGTGGTGTACATGAGTAAGGTCAAGCTCCTGCTCGATGTGGTCGAGGATCTTCGCTCCCTGGTGGACAGCGTTCAGGCTGTGGCAGATGCCATGCTGCAGAATGAGCCGACTGTCGATGCAGAGCCGAAGACGCTTGCACCTGCTCCCCAAAAGGAGCTAACGCTGGAAGACGTCCGAGCAGTCCTCGGTGAAAAGAGCCGAGCCGGATTCACGACCGAGATCCAGGCACTCCTTAAGAAGTACGGCGCTCCGAAGCTCTCCGGCATCGACCCCAAGCACTATGAGGCGCTGCTCAAAGATGTGGAGGTGCTCAAAGATGCCCCCTAATCGACACGCAGTCCTCTCGGCATCCTCTTCTCACCGCTGGCTTCACTGCAATCCATCCGCAAGGTTGGAATTGGAGTTTGAGGACAGAGAAACGGAAGCCGCATCCGAAGGCACAGCCGCTCATGCGCTGGCAGAACACAAGCTCCGTAAGGCGCTGAAGATGCGCTCCTCCCGCCCGGTCAGCAAGTACGACTCCGATGAAATGGAGATGTACACGGACGGCTACCTGGAATTCGTTCTGGAAGCCATCGAGGAAGCCCGGCAGGACTGCCCGGACCCCAAGGTGCTCATTGAGCAGCGGCTGGACTTCTCCTGCTATGTGCCGGACGGCTTCGGCACCGGCGACTGCCTCATCGTGGCAGACAAGCTCCTCCACATTATCGATCTGAAGTACGGCCAGGGCGTGTTGGTGAATGCCGAGGAAAATCCGCAGATGATGCTGTATGCGCTCGGCGCACTCCGTATCTTCGATTGTCTCTACGACATCGAGACGGTTTCCATGACCATCTACCAGCCCCGCCGGGAGAATGTCAGCACATGGGTCATTTCCGTTGCCGAGCTTCGGGATTGGGCGGAAAAGACGCTGAAACCCAAAGCAGAGCTTGCCTTCAAAGGCGAAGGTGAATACTGCCCCGGAAACTGGTGCCAGTTCTGCAAGGCGGCGGTCAAGTGCCGAGCCAGAGCTGATGCCAAGCTCCAACTTGCCAAATACGAGTTTGCCCAGCCGCCTCTGCTTTCCGATGCGGAGATCGGCGACATTCTCGGCAAGCTGGACGACCTCACCAAATGGGCAAATGAGCTCATGGTCTACGCCCAGGACGCAGCGGTCAACCACGGAAAGCAGTGGCCCGGCTACAAGCTGGTGGAGAGCCGCACCAATCGCAAGTACACCGATGAGGATGCCGTTGTCGCTGCTGCCCGTGCGGCCGGGTATACCGACATCTTCAAGAAGTCCCTCATTCCCATCACCGAGATGGAGAAGCTCATGGGCAAAAAGACCTTTGCCGAGGTGCTCGGCGGTCTGGTCGTCAAGCCCAAAGGAAAGCCGACGCTCGTTCCCGCATCCGACCGGCGTCCGGCTATTACGACCACGGGTGCAAAACAAGACTTTACCGACTATAAAGGAGAACTGTAATTATGTCTAACAAGATGAATTCGACCAAAGTTGTGACCGGCGTTGTCCGCCTGTCCTACGCAAACGTGTGGGAGCCTGCCTCCATCAACGGCAGCAACCCCAAGTATTCCGTGTCCCTCATTATTCCGAAATCCGATAAGCAGACCCTCGACGCCATCAACGCCGCCGTGGACGCTGCCATCAAGGAGGGCGTCGCCAAGTTCGGCGGGAAGATCCCCAACAAGGCGGCTCTGAAGCTCCCGCTCCGTGACGGCGATACTGAGCGTGACGATGAAGCCTACAAGAACAGCTTCTTCGTAAACGCCAACAGCACCACCGCGCCCCAGATCGTGGACCGCAGCGTCCAGCCGATCCTTGACCGCTCCGAGGTGTATTCCGGCTGCTACGCCAGAGTGTCCGTCAACTTCTACGCCTTCAATTCCAACGGTAACCGCGGCATCGCCTGTGGTCTTGGCAACATCCAGAAGGTTCGTGACGGTGAGCCTCTCGGCGGCAAGTCCTCTGCAGCTGACGATTTCGCCACCGACCTGGACGACGACTTCCTGTCCTGAGAAAGGAGTGCAACACAATGGAACTGATTCAGAACATCCTGGTAACCGCCCTCCTTGGCATCTGGGCCTGCCTCAGCATCGGCTTCTTCGTTTGGTTGGTGCAGGGCATCAGCAATGACCACAAGCGTGAAAAGCGTGAGAAGGAACAGGCTTCCCGTGACCTGGAATACCACGAGAAGCGCATGAAGGAGTTGAAGTAACCCCAGACGGCTCTGTGGGTGGCAGAAATTGACCTCTGCCACCCATATTCCGTAGGAAGGAATGCGTATGAAAACACTTAGCATCGATATCGAGACCTTCTCCTCCGAAAACCTCACCAAATGCGGCGTGTACCGCTATGCCGAAGCCCCAGACTTTGAGGTGCTGCTCTTCGGCTACTCCGCAGACGGTGCTCCGGTGAAAGTCGTGGATCTGGCTGCCGGAGAAACGATTCCTGCTGATGTCCGCTCTGCGCTGACCGACCCTGCCGTGACCAAATGGGCATTCAATGCACAATTCGAGCGTGTGTGTCTGTCCCGCTATCTTGGATACCCAACCGGACAATATCTCGACCCGTCCTCCTGGCACTGCACGATGGTCTGGGCGGCGACCCTTGGACTGCCGCTTTCGCTGGAAGGCGTCGGCGCCGTGCTGGGCCTCGAAAAGCAGAAACTCAAAGAAGGCAAAGACCTCATTCGGTATTTCTGCACCCCGGCAAAAGCAAGAGACGGTTCGCCCATTCGACATTATCCGACAGATGCGCTGGAGAAATGGTCGCTTTTCAAAGCCTACAACCTTCGGGATGTTGAAACGGAAATGTCCATTCAGCAGAAGCTCTCCAAGTTCCCGGTCACGGAGTCGGAGTGGCGTAACTACACCCTCGACCAGCAGATCAATGACCGGGGCATCATGCTCGACCGCACCCTCGTCACCCAGGCGATTCGCTGTGATGAACGCTTCAAGCGGACGTACATGGAGCAGGCTCGCTCCGTCACCGGCTTGGATAACCCCAACAGTCCGGTGCAGCTCAAGGCGTGGCTTGCCGAAAAAGGCGTGGAGGCAGATTCACTCTCCAAAGCCGCCGTGGCGGATATGCTCGAAAAAGCGGACGGTGAAGTGGAGCTGGCGCTCTCCCTGCGGCAGGAGCTTGCCAAGAGCAGCGTCAAGAAATACACGGCCATGCAGACCGTGGTGGGTTCGGATGTCCGGGCCAGAGGGCTTATCCAGTTTTACGGGGCCAACCGCACCGGCCGCTATGCCGGTCGGCTCATCCAGGTGCAGAACCTGCCGCAGAACCATCTGCCGGATCTGGATATCGCACGGGCACTGGTTCGCAGCGGCAATACGGATGCCGTGGAAATGCTCTATGACTCCGTGCCGCTGGTACTGTCCGAGCTTATCCGCACCGCCTTTGTGCCGAAACCCGGCTGCCGTTTTTATGTGGCAGACTTCTCCGCCATCGAGGCGAGAGTCATCGCGTGGATCGCCGGAGAGCATTGGCGGCAGGATGTATTTGCAAACGGTGGCGACATTTACTGCGCTTCCGCTTCGCAGATGTTCCATGTCCCCGTGGAAAAGCACGGTGTGAACGGGCATCTGCGGCAGAAAGGCAAAATTGCCGAGCTGGCTCTGGGCTACGGTGGCTCCGTGGGTGCGCTGAAAGCAATGGGCGCACTGAACTACGGCTTACAGGAAGAAGAACTGAAACCGCTGGTGGATGCCTGGCGTCTGTCCAACCCCCATATTACAAAGTTCTGGTGGGATGTGGACAAAGCAGCTTCCACCTGCGTCCGAGAGCGAACTGCCACAGAAACACACGGCATTCGCTTCTATTATCAGAGCGGCATGATGTTCGTGGTGCTGCCTTCCGGCAGACGGCTCGTGTATGTGAAGCCGAAAATGGGTCTGAACCGCTTCGGCAATGAGTCCGTGACCTATGAAGGTGTCGGCGAACAGAAAAAGTGGCTGCGGCTGGAAAGCTACGGGCCCAAGTTCGTGGAGAACATCGTCCAGGCAACAGCAAGGGACATTCTTGCGGAAGCTATGCTCCGGCTGAATGCTGCCGGGTACCGCATCGTCATGCACGTCCACGATGAAGCGGTCATCGAAGCACCGCCGGATACTTCTTTGGAGAATATCTGCTCCGTCATGGGGCAAACGCCCACTTGGGCATCGGGGCTTCTGCTCCGGGCAGACGGCTATGTCTGCGATTTTTATAAGAAAGACTGAGGTGACCCAAATGGGAGTCAATAAATTCAATTGCGAGGGGTATTACGACCCCACTGCCTACGAGGCGCTGACGAAGATCGAGCAGGAAGCCAAGGTACTCCGGGCCTTCCGTCCTGTGGTGTATATCTGCTCTCCGCTGGCCGGGGATTTGGTGAAAAACCAGGAGAACGCCCGTACTTACTGCCGCTTCGCCGTGGAAGCTGGGTGCGTACCCATCGCGCCGCACATCTATTTCACCCAATTCATGAACGACAATGACCGCAGGGAGCGTGACTTGGCACTGTTCATGGACATCGTCCTACTCTCCAAATGCGCCGAGCTGTGGGTGTTTGGAGAGAAAATCACCAGCGGCATGAGCATCGAGATCGAGAAAGCAAAACGAAAAGGTCAGCTTATCCGTTACTTTACCGAAAACTGTGAGGAGGTACACAGATGAAGATCGCAGTCGGCAATAGCCGCATGGATAAAAAGTGGAAGAATCAGGACATCTCCTGGGCGGATCTCTGCGCCCGCTGCGGCAGCACCATCCGCACCACCGAAACGGTCGAAGAATACCGCAAGCTGAAAAAGGGTCAGCAGGACGGCATCAAGGATGTGGGCGGCTTCGTCGGAGGGCATCTCCGGGAAGGTCGCCGCAAAAACGGCATGGTGCTGTGCCGCTCTCTGCTCACGCTGGATATGGACTACGGCACCCCGGATATCTGGGATGAAATTACGCTGTTCCACGATTTCAAGTGCTGCGTCTATTCCACCCATAAACACACGCCGGAGCATCCCCGCCTTCGTTTGCTCATTCCGCTGAAGCGGGAAATCAGTGAGGAGGAATATCCGGCAGTCGCCCGCATGGTGGCAAAGGAGATCGGTATCGACCTATTTGACGATACCACTTACGAGGCATCCCGGCTCATGTACTGGCCTTCCACCTCTGCCAACGGTGAGTTTTTTTATAAAGTGCAAGACGGCGCAGAACTTGACCCGGATGAATACCTTTCTCGTTACGACGATTGGCACGATGCCTCCACCTGGCCCGTATCCAGCCGCCAGTCCGCGGTGAGGCAGCCAAGGATCGCCCCGCAAGCCGCCCCCGCCGCATTGAGAGATTCCGCGCGGCCAGGCTGCGGGATCTTGACAAGCATGTCCGACAGCGAAGCGGCGCCTTTGGATAGTCCAGCACCCTCATTTCCGATCAAAATAGCGCAGGGTCCCGTCAAATCCTGTTGAAAATATGGAGCGTCCCCGTCCAGATGAGCGGCCAAAATTTGAATTCCCTGATTTCGGAGCCAGATCAGCGTTTCCGAAAGGTTTTCCGCCACGTGGAAGGGAAGATGAAACACAGACCCCATGGATGCCCGAACCACTTTCGCGTTATAGAAATCGACTGTCTTCTCTGTACAGATGATGCCATTCGCCCCCGCCGCGTCCGCCGTGCGCAGAATCGTTCCCGCATTCCCCGGGTCTTGCAGATCCTCCAAGATCACAAGCAAAGGCGTGGTCGATTGATGCTCCAGGACGTCCTGCAAAGTAAAATAGCGCCGGCGCACCACCGCGAGAATCCCCTGTGGTGACTGGGTGCCGGCAATGGCATTCAATATGCTGTCCGGCGTGTGGCAAAACGCAGAGGGCCGGAGCCTCTGGGCGATCTCCCAGCCCAAGGCATGATTCTGCCCCCAAAATGTATCCGAGACCCACAGGCTTTCCGTCTCCCAGTCCCCGGTGAGTTCCTCAACACTTCGCGCTCCCTCCACGATAAAACATCCGGCCTCCTTTGACGCCCTGGGTTGTTTCAGCTTAGCTGCCGCCTTTACAGCCGGGTTGGAGAGGCTTGTAATTCGTTTTGGTTCCATCAGGATATCTCCAAATTCGTGACGCGCTTAATATCCTGATTCGATCCTATGACGACGAGAATATCCGCTTGATTCATGCGCCGCTGAGCGCCCGGCGACACATCAATCTGACCGCCTTCGCCTCGGATTGCCACGACATTGAGGCCGAATCGTGCCCGCATATTTAGCTCGATCAATGTCTTGCCGATCCATTCGTCCCGGACACCAATCTCCACAATGCTATATTTATCCGATAATTCAATATAATCCATGATATTGTTGGCAACGAGATTTCGAGCTAGCCTCGCCCCCATCTCCCGCTCGGGAAATACAATTCGATCCGCTCCGATTCGCTCCAACACTTTTTTATGCAGTTCATTCTGCGCTTTTGCTATAATATAGCTTACTCCCAGATCTTTGACCAGCATCGTGGTCATGATGCTGGACTGCATATCCTGGCTGATGGCGATAATTGCCACGTCAAAATTGCTGACGCCTAGCGTCTTTAAACTGTCCATATCCGTGGCATCCGCCTGCACGGCGTGCGTGACATATTGTGAAACTTCATCCACCTTTTCCTCGCTCTTGTCGACAGCTAAAACGTTGCATCCGAGCCTTCCCAGCATGATGGCAATGCTCTCTCCAAATTTTCCAAGTCCAAAAACGACAAACTCTTTTCGACCTCGCTTCAT